AGCAGGATCATAGGTAACATTTGAAGCGTTGGATGTTATGCCTGTGCCATTGATGCCCGTTATATTGTCATATGTGGCAATTAAAACATCGGTGCTAGTGTATAAAGCAAATTTGTAGTTGCTTCCTGCGGTTAACCAAATTTCACCTGTAGCAACACGCCCAGCAGAATTAAGAACAATAGGGTTGCTGTGCGCCGTAGCTCCAGACGCAGAGGTATATGTTGTTTGTGGTGTGGTTGTACCCGCAGCATAAGAGTACAGCTTGCCGCCAGACAAAATTACGCCGCTGTTATCAAAAAACTGTTGGCCTGCTCCAGCAAGCGCGGAAAGATTGACGGCCATGATTAACCCTTATTCGTATGCAACAGTAAAGGCCGCAGAAGTACCCGCAAGCACTATGTACAGACCTTTATTAAAGAACAGACCCGCAGGAAAATTCAAGTAGGTTGTGCCTGCGCTTACAGAAAACGTATCTGAAATTTTAGGGTCGCTGGTACTTTTAGCGCCAGAGTCATAGATTGTCAAAGTGCCGCTTGAAGATGCCGATACAAAGATACCGAACAGTTTGCCAGCCCCAACTTTGACTTGTGTCGTTGCAGCGGCTTGGGTGTAATTTGCCATGATGATTCCTTACGCCAAAAAGCGGAGTTTATACAGGGTTGTGAGGTACAGCTCAACGATATTATCAATCAATTGCTGCAATGATGAATCAGATTTGTCCACTACTTCATAGCGGCATTTTTCAATATCATCCAACTGCCCTTGCAGGAAATCAATGATGTTGGATGTCTTGGTAGCTGAATGCAATGTGATTGGCCCCATCAGGCCGTGACGGCCTTGGTAGGCTTCAGAAAATGCGTCAGCAAGGTCAATGATTTCATCATAGAACGTGTTAAGCGCCATGTGCTTGCTAAAGCTACGGGTGTTGAGATGGACGCTATGCGCCACATCACGGGCTAGGAATAGCATTCCTACAAAATCGTTAGCTTTCATTGGGGCATTCCTTGTGGTGGCATAGGTTCCATCATTTCTTGTTGCTGGTCACGGCTAGGCATCTCATTGACCATATTTTGCGATTCCATCGCCGCAGCGACTACGCCCATCGCAATATCTTGAATCTGTTGTTCGGTCATGCCAGCCTGCACCGCAGCGATCCGCTTGGTTTCGGCTTCGTACATCTTAACTTCAGCTTCAAAGTCTTTGCGCTGCTGTTCTTGCACCTCGATGGACTTGCCGACGTTTTGGATCATCTGGTGCATCTGCTCCATCTCTTGACCCATAGCTTGCATCTGCTGCTCGGCCATTTGCAACTCTGGTGATTTGTCACCATCAGACATGAGTTTGGGGTCAATGGTCTTAGCAAATCGTTTAGCCATCTCTTGGGCACCAGGCCAGTCCATGTTCTTCACAAACAAGTCGCCGGCAACAGTCCACAGTTGAGGGTTACCCTGCAACAGTTGAGCCATTGCTTCCAACGCCTCTTGGCGTTTGGTTGCGTAGCCTGGGCCGGTCGCCACCACCACGTCGTACTTGCCGACGTTGGGGTTGTAAATCTTGTCGATCACGATGTCTGGATTGTTTGCATCAGTAATCTTCTTGACCGGCTCTTGCTGCATTGGGTCAATCTTGACCATGCTGGTTTCGCCGTCCAAGCCAATGATGCGAGCCACACGTTGTGTGTCGTAAATCTTAGGGATCAAGTCCACTAGCTGGCGCACAATGTGACGCACACCTCGGGCTAAGTTGTCGCCGTAATGGTAAGTGCCTACGTCGCCCTCGCGCTGGCGAGCCAAAATGGCTCTGCCGCTACGTTCATTGGAAGTCATGCCCAAAGATGCATTGTATTGGCCAGTAGATGCCTTGATGTCCTCAGACGCGCCCGCTTTGGCCTGCAACAAACCGCTGGAAGCCATTGGCGGCTGTGCCCTAGCAGGCAATGGCAGGACAGCGCCTTGGCCGTCTGTGACGTCTGGATTGACTTCCAAATACGGCCAGTTGGTCGTGTTGGCAGTCTTCCATTGGTTCTCATAGCCTTCAAACTGGCCACCGTAGCCAATAAATGGCGCTTTTGGCGCCAAGGCCAGCATCTCAGCTTCTTGGCTCACCCAGTAGTTGTACATACGCTGGGCATCCTTAGCGTTACGCACCAAGCCCGACACATACAAGCGGCCATCGACTTCAAATTCATTGCCAACAATGCGAACTACGGGGATGTATTTCCCCGCCCAATCGCGTTCTTCAAGAATTTCATAGCCGTTAATCTTGCAGTATTTAATTTTGACGCGATCAGATTCACGAGATTTTTTAGGCTTGCCATACATTGCTTTCAGTTGTTTGTCCTCTGGGGTGCCGTCAAACGCGGTCACGTTCCCAGGGTACAGGTTAAGCGTTGCTCTGTCGTAGTCTACGTAGTAGTAGTCAGCAACGCGGATGGTGTCTTCCATGAGCCACTGGCTCAAATTTTGGTCACCAACACCTAGCGTTTGCAAGGTGGTGATGGGCGCAGAGTCGGGATACATCCGCTGGTATTCGTCTTTGGTAATGTCTTCAGTAATGAAGCACCACTTGGCATCTGCGCCCGTTGGGTCTTGGATGGTTGGGTCCATGTAGACGCTGAATGAGTTGCGTACACGGCCAATCTTGATGTCTTGATCGAATGTGTTTTCGTCGCAGTATTCAGTCAGGATGCGGATGTAACCTTCGCCGTAGGAGACTTGATTTTCACAGGCGGTGTCGTAAGCGACATCTGCGTCGGAGATGTATTCAATGTGTCTGACCATTCCATTGAAGATTTCTGCAACTTCAACGTCTGCGTGGTCGTCGGCAGGAATAACTTTGCCACTTGGGCGGTTTTGTCTTTGGTCATTGGTCACCTGCCTTACGTGCTGGGGTAACTTGTTAACTGTCAAACATGGTCTAGCGTTGATCGTTTGCCCTTGCACAGCGCCACGGGTTGCCAACACATCTGCTGGCCACTGCCAACGGTTGTCGGGTGAGCCAGCGTAGAACTTCAGATCGTCAATTTCATCTTCGCGGGACTCAGACAACGCACCAATGGCCATGTCCAAACGCGAGCGAGCAGTTGCTAAGATACTAGACGATGAGTCCTTGTCTTTGCCACCGTTGGCCACAGCACCGGCTGCGGCGATGCCTGTGTAATCTGCCATTATTTTTTCTTTGTTGGTTTTTGCGCTTCGCGCTTGACTGCGTAAGCAATAGCTACAGCCTGCTTGACCGGTTTGCCAGCTTTAACTTCCGCTTTGATATTCTTGCGAAATGCTTCGGGGGACTTTGATTTAACGAGTGGCATGTTATTTCTTCTTTGCAGTTTTGGCAGAGTCTTTGAAGTCTTTGGCTGTTGGCGCGTTCTTGCTACCAGGCTTGTTCATCTTCTCGCCAGAGCCCGCTTTGATACGAGCTTGCTTTGCGTGGATGTTTGCATAGAGTCCAGGTTTTGTAGCCATGATCAACACTTCCATCGTTTAAGAGCTGCTTTAGCGCGTTCGCCATCTTTGGCGTTGGCCGCTACAGCGCCCATTCTTGCACAAAATGAATCTTTACGGCCTTGGTCTGCCTTGGTCTTAGGGTTGGGTGCTGGCGCTTTAAGGTTAGAACCCGTTGCCGCATTGTACTTCTCACGTCCTTTGGCGGTCAAACCAGCGCCCTTGGACACTGGCAACTTCTCGCCTCGACCTACTGACAGAGACACGTTCTTTTTCATGCGCCCATCCATCCTGTTGAGACTGCGCTTTGAGAAGAAGCTCGCCTCATTGCAGGCTCCTTGTATTCTCTGTGCGCCACGGGGAAGGCAAACGTAACTGCAAGCGCATCAGCTGCATCAGGAGAAGCTAAACCTCTTGCTCGCATCTCTTTCTTGCCTTCCAAAAATATAGTCCCAGAAGAATTTGGTTTCTTCGTTGGACCAGTGAAATCAGCCTTCAACTGCCGATCTGACGGGATACTAGCAGATTTCAGCCAGTTCCGCATATCGTTCCACATCTCTGCTCGCTTATTTCCAAACGCCTGCGAGTGCTTGGCCTTGCCGCCAAAGTTAACACCTCGCACCTTGTACCTCTGCTCTGTCAACCGGTCTAGTATTCCATACCCCAAACCACCCTCATCAATGACGGTAAGCGTTGGTTTGTATTCCTCAATGGCATCAATCACCCGTCCAACAATCTCCATCGTGTCTTCGCCCTTGTACCGCTTGATGGCCACAATGTCTCTACCTTGCCTCACCACAATTACCGTCGAATCTGCCCCACCTCGAGCAGGATCGACTCCAAGGATGATTGGTGCCGTCAAATCCTTGTACCTTGGCCTCTTCATCGCATCATCCACGATCATAGGGCTAATAAACTGGTCTTCGCCAGCTGAAGGAAACTCGCCATACACCTCAACCTTGGCTTGGCTGCTGTCCTCGCCATATTCAGCAATGATCTGCTCATAAATCGACTTGTCGGTGTCCTCCACCGTCCTAGCATCCACAATTTTGGACGTCCAAAAGTCCCGCTTGGCGTGAAAACACTCAAAAAAGTAGCCCTCATTGCGCCGTGGGTTGGAAAATGCAAACCAGTACCGGTCCGGCGTGTTTTCTGTAAAGAATCCAGCGCCAACCTCCCAAATTGGGTTGGGGATACCGCTGGATTCATCAAAAATCAGCATCATCCCGTCTTGATTGTGCACACCAGCGTAAGAATCAGGATTCTCAGCACTCCACAATTTACCCTCGCAAGCCCAGTAGCGAGTGCCTTTACGCAAATCACGCTCAACAAGCTCAGTTAACCACTGCGCCGGCACCAGCTTGGTGGCTGAAATCTCCCACCAGTGCGAGTTGATGAGCATTGCAGCCCATTTGGTCAACTCGGCCCAAGTGACTGAGCGCAGCTGGTTCTCGCTGTTGGCAGAAACAACAACACTTCCACCAATGCGGGTGGTTAGCATCCACAAGATAAGCCAAGAGACTAAGGCGCTTTTGCCAATACCTCGGCCAGAAGACACTGCCATGCGGATGGTGTCATAGTCAACCAAACCCTTTTGCTTCTTGATGTGCTGCGTAATGTCTCTGAGCACTTCCCTTTGCCATTTGCGTGGGCCACTGAACTTCTCCAGCGGCGTATTCTTCTGACCCCAAGGAAAAGCAAAAAGCACAAAAGCCTCCGGATCATCAGCTATGGCCGGTGACCAAAGCTCCACCATCAGCTTTTGCTCTTCCTCAGATTTGTAAATTGTGGTTTGCATTAGCGGGTTTTGTTTTTTGCCAAAGCGTTGACTGTTTGGCCATTACGTTCAAGAATCCTGAGATTCTTTTCCTCGCCAGGGAAGGTGACAAAGTTGCGTGTGCCTTTACCCTTGGCGCGTGAGCCTTCGTCAAGGTATTTGATGCCAGGAATGCCAGCTTGGCGCAGCGCTTGAGAAACTTGTGCAGCAGAAGTTGGTGAATTGCCGCCAAGATAGCCAATCACCCTGCCAGCACCACCTTCAGCCTCACCAAATTCTGCAATCCGATCAAGCCATTGTTTCCTAAAATTTTCTGGCGTTGCGCCTTTTACTTGCAAGCCAATTGGCACACCATCGGGTGAGACATAGCCCATAAACCCGCTTTCCGGAGCAACTCGCAACTTTAACCCCATTGCTTCCGGCGTCAATGACTTCATTATTTCTGGCTGCTTACTCAATGGCTTGTCGTAATCCAGCATCTTAGGAATCATTGCATCTGGCAGGTCTGCTTTGTATAAAGAACCTTGAGACTGTTGCGTTTTTATAAGTTCATCTACTTGCGGCTTTGCCCTGCGTAATAGTGTTTTTTGATACGGCAATCTAACTTGAGAAAGAAGATCGTCAAAGCCTTTACCTTGCAATATCGCATCAGACCAATCAGCAGCTTTTCCTTTAAGTTCATTTGGCAATACATTTTCTAAGTCCCTATAAAGAAATGGATTTGGATTTGACAAAGCATTTTTAAAGGCTTGCGCCACTGCTGGATTTTCAGCCGTATAAATTCCATACCCATACGCTTGCGCTCCCTCACCAGTACCAATTTTGGATGCGTCAAACTCACCCAATGGGTTGCGCTCAGTTGGCGGTAATGTATGAGGTGTGCCGTGATAAACATCAAGAGGGCTGACAGTTCTACGACTCATATCCATCGCCAACTGAGCAGGCAAACCACCACGCTCCATGATGCCTGGCAACACCCTCTCAGCGTAACGCTCACCAGCTCGGCCACCAGCTAATGCAGCTCTACGTGCTTGCCTTGCCGCTTCCAATGTCGCCATAGTCACAGGCTTTGCCGTAGGCGCTACCGCCACAGCAGCTTCCAACGCCTCGGGCCTGATGCGTGTAGTCCCGCCAAGTCCACCAGCTCCAGTTGTCAATGGCTCGCCATACGACAACCGATCCAATGTCTGACTAATCGCAGGAACACTAAGAAACTGCGCCGCACCCTGCATCTGCTGTGTGCGCTCTGGCGAGTAACTCTGCGCTAAGAAATCAGCCAATGCGCCCAGATACTCATTGCGCGGCACAGGGCCAATAGATTCTTGGTAAGCCAACCGATTGGCTGGGCGCTGGGTGAGGGCGTTGTTGTAGATCGGCATAGGCTAAATATACATTAAAAAAATAAAAAATTGTGCGCGGGGGCACCCGTTCCGGTGCCCTTTCGCGCCGGCCCTACCCCCCCGCCCAAAAAATTGGCAGGGTGGCCATGGGCGCCAGCTGGCACATCCGCAAAGTTATCCACAGGATTTTGACGCAATTACGCCAAAGTTAAGCACACCGCCCTGTGGATAACCGCAATCTGCTTGTTTGTTGGGCATATTGTCCTTAGTTATCCACAGCGTGGTTAACATAATAGTCATTGTATTAAACCGATTATGTAAGGTTGGTGTAAGAGAGTATATGAATCAATGGCTTACAGCAATAAGTTATCCACACGTCACTTTGGCTCTACGTCTGTTACGTCATCCGACTTGGCCATGCCAATTTGCACTCGAGCCTGCGCCTGCTCGAGCGCTTGAATGACGCTGATCCGGTTATCGCTGACGCTGACATCGAGCCGGTCACCGTATGTCCTCGGCTTGAGTTTGCTGGCCACCCATTTGCGAGCATCGACCTGAAGGCGCTTCTGGTTCACCCATGCGCTAACTGCAGCGCCTTCTAAGCCCTCTGGAGGCTCCGCGTCGGCCAGTTCTATGATCTCATCAGCCAAACGATCTGCGCGGTCTTGTACGGCCTTGTCGTAAGCCAACCGCAGCTGATCATTTGATCTGAGCATTTCTTGAAACGTAGTCCATGGCGGCATACCAGGCTCTCGCAAAACCGTTGAAAGGCTTTTGCCTGCTGACATACGTGTCACTACTTCACCCCAAATCGGACTATCTTCCGACCATTTAACCGGTCTTCCCATGATGGCGCCAGTTTTTGTAACCTTTTCTGCTAGTTTTTTCATTTTTTGATTTTTTCACGCGCGCGTATTGATGCGGAAAGTTCTCGAAAATCGCCCAACCGCCAGTTTGCCAATAAACCATGCCGTCCGAATTACCCATAAACCAGTGACAAGCAGGAACAACTCCCAAAGCAAATAAACATCAATTTTTATTGTCATTGCTTTAACCCCAAAAAAACGGGGTACTCACAAACTGCTTTCCCCCAAAGTGGCAACTGCAATGCCGCCATTATGCTATCACTTCAATCTCAACCGCATAGACTTTGGGTCCATCTTTGCGCTGGCTGTATTGCCAATCCAAACCTTTGTGGCCATCGTCAACGCCAAGCCAGTCTGCGACACCATCGCGCACGGCTTTGAAGGCTGACTGCAGGTTGTCACCATCTAATGCCCTTGGTGCGATTCTAGTGAGCACCAGTGTGCATGGTGGAGCTGGTGGTGCGGCAACAGACGCCAACGCGCTGAACGCTTTGGACCGGTGACTTTTAGCCAATTTTGCCTTCACAGCCCAATGCAACCTTAAGTTCGCAACCGACACAATCTTGATCGGCACCCTAATTTCAATCATTTGCCATACCCTTTCCTGTCTTTCCCATTTCCTGATCCTTCCGATCCCATCCGGCCCATCCGCCATCCGATCCTTCCTGTGTCTATAGACACAGGAGGAAGGATTCGGATGATTGGCGGGGTGGGAATCCGGATGACTTCGGATGGTTTCGGATGATTCGGATGATAATTCGGATGCATCCTGCATCATCCGATTCGGATGACTTCGGATGACTTCGGATGGTCTGGATGGCTCCGATAACCCCCATCAGCCTCCACCACCATGCCCTTGGCAATCATACTTTTTACTACTTCCCAAAATCTATTGTTCTTAACCCCATGCTCTTTGGCGCTTTCCCGCCACTCGTCGTATTGCACTGGATGGCTTAAGTGATCTTGCTCTCGCTTGACCTCGATCAGCACCAAGCACTCCATGACGATCTTTTGGTTTGGCGAGAGGTAGGTTTTCTTTTGGACTTGGCTGACTAGGCCGCTAATGTCCACGCCGACGAGGTAGGCACCTTTGACTGGCAGATTGTGCTTGTCCAGTATTGGCAGATCGACTTGGGTGATTTGAAAATTCTTGGCCGCTGGCATCTCGGCATCTTTCATCTTCTTGGACTCAAACTGGATGGTTTTGGTGCCTGAGTCGAGCGCCACTTTGTACTCTGCATCTAGCGCACCGCGCAGGGCTGTAGACCCTCTGCTACGCTCTTTGTCCATGGCGCCTGAGTGATGTACTACTAAGACGCAGCACTTCCATGGCTGGCGCAGGTAGGTGTCCAAGTGCTGAATGAAGGCATTCATGTCTTGGGTGCTGTTCTCATCCCCACCCATGTTTCTGGCCACCGTGTCGATAATGATCATGGATGGGATGCAGCCGGCATCTGCGCTGAGTTGCTTGACTGACTCAGCCACAATGGCCGCCTCGGTGCTGTCGTACAGCTGTGCAGCCCTGTGGCTCTTGTACAGTGGGGCGCCTTGTAGGCTAGTGGCATTACCCAGCTCCCACGCTTTGAAGCGCCTAGCAAGGCCATTATGGCCTTCGCCGGCTATGTAAAACACCGCCCCCTGCTGTACTTGGTGCCCGTGCCATGGTTTGCCAGTGGCTATGCAACAGGCTATGTCGATGCTGACAAACGATTTGCCCCCGCCTGGGTCCCCAAACACTTGCGCCAGTGAGTCGCTCTCAATGTAATCATCCACCACCCAATGTATTTGCGTCAGCTGCAGATTGTCTGCTCTGGTGAACTCAAAGGCCAGCTTATCCTTAACTGGCCCTGCTACGCGCTCAATCTGCTCTTTTACCGCATCCAAGCCTTGGAGCACGTGCAGGTCGTTAAAGTCTGTTGGTTTGTTTGGCAAGTCAGACTCCGCAAAGTTGGGATAAACGATCTCGCCAAACACTAAACTGGCTGCAGCTTTACCCTTGGCAACGCCTGGGTTGCCCTCGGTAAACTGGTCATTGTCTGCGCCGATCACGATACGCGAGCCTGGGAACATCTCTTTGGCAGCCTTGGCCACCTTGGCCAAGTTGCCACAGTCAAACGCCACCAGAGTTGTATACCCTGTCGCCTCATGGATACTGGCGCAGGTAGCAAAGCCCTCACCAATAAAGATCACCTTCCTGTTACCCCGTAACTCGTAAAAACCACCCTCGATCTTGCCACCTTTGAGAAACCGTTTGTTGCCATCAGCATCAATAGTTTGGTAGCTCAGTATCTCTCCAGCCTGATCAATCACTGGCACCACCAACCTGCCTGCCCTGTCAATCTTCACCCCATGAGCCTCAATGCGCTTCCTGACCAAATATGGATGGTCTGCGCTGGCATCTGTATACGTCCCAACCTCTTCTTCTGCCCGATCTGCAGCCTGCGCTTGTGACGCCAACCGTTCAGCCTCTCGCTTGGCCTTGAACTCAGCTACCCACTTATCATGCTCTAACCTCTCGCTGAAGGTCATTGATCTGCCAGTATCTGCCACCCACTTGGCCTCAAAGGTTGGCTCCTTCCAACAGCCACAGACCCCCACAGGGATCTTGCCGGTGGTATGCAATATGTACCAACCGTCTAGTGCACCCTTCTTCGACGACACATGAGGCACCCTGTGGATCTCACCATCAGGGATCAAGTCTTTGATAGTCAGGCCACTGGCCTCACAATGCCGGCGAAAGCTCTCAACAGGGTCAACCAGGTCAGTCGATGCTGTGGCAGCTGCGAAACCGTTGGGGAATATTGTTGTAAGGCTAGTCATTAAATTCTTTCACTGAGTAATTTCCATGCTGTTGCTGCCACTTTTGGAACTTGTCCATTTCCAATGGCTTTAAGTCTGTCCACTCTTGCGGCCACCCCATCAGCCACTCTACCCACTCGGGGTTCAGCGGCCCACCAGCCTGTGCCGCTAGGGGGATCTCGTTCCTCTTGTACTCCGAGGGATTTCCACCGTCTTTGTGCATTCTGGCCACTGGTGTTGGCCATAGTCTTGGATTGTTCACTTGGTCCACCAATCTGATCTGGATGGGCTGACCATTCTCTCGATGATTCTTGCCCTGCTTGAGCAGGCCAGATGTCCCCCCCCCCCCCCCCCGCCGGGGTTCCCCCCAATCCACCCTCTCTCCCTTTTTGTGGTCGGCTCCCACCCCCACCCCCCCCTCAAAACCCAACCCGTCTACTCCCCCACCCCGCAAAGGGCGCCCAGCACC